TTTCATCGTCTGGAGTGGTTGCGTCCGGCGTGTCGTCTTCGGTCATTATCGCCGGCGGGTTCGCGCTACGTTGCTGCAAAAGAGAAAGCGCGGCTTCGATGGTGATGCCGTGCGTTTCGGCCAGGCGCCGGCCACGCATTAAAAGATCGTTCGTTTCGGCCTCGGCTTGTTCGCGCTCCTCTTCCCACCATTTGCCACGGCGGGCGGCCACGTCCTTCAAAGTCACGAAGCCCAGCTTGTATTCCTCGCGGTCAACCTGCGAAGAGTAACCACGATCAGCCGTCAGTTCAGCGGGTGCGCTGTGGGCAATCTTCCACCAATCAGGGTTGGGCGGCAGTTCGCCGGATTGAATCGCCTTGGCAATGCGCCAAGCGTCAATGCGGGTGGCCATCTTTTGAGCAATGGTCTGGTATTCGCCGATCGTCCGGTGGGCAACCTCCATCACCATCCGCAAAGAAGCCCCGCCGATTTTGGAGGCGTTCACCGTCAACTCGTATGGCCAATTTATTGCCGCCAGCCCATCGCGCGTGACGCGCTCCCAAAATTCCTGAGAATTTGCAGACGGGCGGTTTGATTCTGGAAACTCGACTTTGGACCCGCTGCCCGCCTTGAACACGCGGACACTGCCGCCGTCAACGCGCTCCTCGTAAATCGTGCCGGTGTCCGTCGTGGTTGAGGTGATGTCTTCCGCGTCAGGGTCAATCGTGCCATCCTCCGTGTGTTCAACCACGGCGTAACTGGCCTCCTTTTTGAGCGCCATCCGCAGGAATTCAAACGCCTGCTTACGGTCTTGCCAGTCACGAATGCCAGCAGCTATTTGTGACACTCCGCGCGTCTGGTCGGAGAAGTCGGGCCGGTAGTAAACCGCCAAGTCTGCGGACGAATAATCTCGGAAGTCGGAACCGTCTGGACCGTAAACGCGCCAGCCCACCGTGCGCCCCCATGGATTCAAAATCGCGCCGTTGCAAAGCAGATTCCCGGCAAATTCTCCTTCGGTGATTTCCGACGCCTCGCCATAAGCGCCGATGCGGTGCGAAGAAATCAGTTGGATTTGCGGATAGTCTGCGGCCTCGCTGGTCGTCAACAGCACGCCCGCGTCGCCGTCGCGGATGATGGACACAAGCGCCACGCGCAGAGCGTTGCGCCAGTCAAATGCCCCGCCCGAAATCACACAGATTTTGTGCCACTCGTAAAGCAACTCCTCCGCGCGGTTGCCCCAATCGCCTTGGGGCCTGCCGTAGTATTGCGAAATAAAGCCGTTGCCAATGCTCACGTTGGCCAGCGTCACAATCGCGTTTTGCAACTGCGCGACGTTGGCGAACAGGTAGCGGCCCAAGCTCAAAAGCTCACGCTGGCCGGCTGCTGCTGTCGCGTTGAAATCACGCCCTACGCGCGGCATATACGGGCGCGTCGCGTCCGGCTTGGCGGCGTCGTAAAGCGAATTGCCGCGCGCCTGATACGGCTTGCCAAATTGGTCAAGGATGCGGAAGGGCTTGGCGCTCACGGGTGAAACGAAGAGTTAAAATTGCACCGGGCCTTAGTCACCAGCGCGCCGTAGGTTTCGGGGGCAATCTTTCTAAGCGCGTAGCGGCACTCCTCCAAAACCTCCTTCACGGGCATAACGAATTGCTTGCCGGTCGTGGTGTTTCCGCTGCCCCATGTCATCAAAGTTTTACCCTCCGTCACCAGCGTTTTAGCTTGGGCGCGGATGGCGAGCACTTCGGCCTCGGTGAAGTCGGCGAAAATCCCGGTTGCCATGAATGGCTAATGGGTAGCATCAGCCCGGCTTATTGTCTAGCATGGAATGATGATCGCATCTTCTATGATTAAATGTCGGGTTTAAGTGTTGCGCTCAAACGCGGGGCGACTAACTTGGTTTCATGATCGATTCAGACGGCGTTTTACCGACAATCCGATTCAAGGACGAAGAGTCGGACTCAGAACACTTCATCCGCACCGCATTTATTCCCCCGGTCGGCACGGTGCTTCGCCTTCGGGCTTTGCGAAAAGTTGCGCGCGTAACTCGTTGCGAAATGGAAATTTTTGGCGATCCGCTGGGTGATTCTCCGTGCCGTAAAATCAACGCCACGGTTTTTTATCGAACCGAGATCTGGCCCTGACTCGATGCCGTGACGCTTGAGAATGGCGCTCGGTTGATTTGGGAAAATCCTGCCACTTGCGTTCGGTTCAACTCGGAATCACCGCTTGATTATCAGACGTGGCAGCGCCCCGACTGAATGCGGAAACGTCCATCGCTACCAGCGCCATCAAAGCGCAGTCGCCCCAATGGTTATTACCGCTGTCCCGCCACTTCCAAACGGTTGACCCGCGCGCGTTCTTTTCCGGCTCACGCCGTTCGTCCTGTAACTCGGCAACGAGATCTGGCCCTGCGTCCGCAGGGATTTCAAACAGCGCGCCCTTGCCTTTGAGCGCGTAGAGATACAGCCGATCCTTGTAAACGCCGTTGCTCCATTCAATGCGCGTCACGCCGCGGGTGTTTGCCTTCTCGGTCCCAATGAACGGGTCAACCGACTTCACGCGATACGGGCGCGAAATGACTCGCCCGCCCGGCGTGTTGTGCGCGAATGATTCTTGCGCGCTTCCACGCATGGCAACCCAAGCCCAGCGGACGCACTCCCGCAGGATTTCGGTCTGGCGGTTGCCGTCGGCGCTGTCAATGAACACGCCACGATTGGCGACGCCGTGCTTCTCTTGCAGGCCGCGCAAGTCCGCGAAGTTTGACACGCGCCCGTAATCCACAAGCCGCAGTTCGCCTCCCGCCCTAAGCTGGCAGACCAGGTATTTCAAATGGTCCTTCTGAACGTCCACCGTCAGGATGCGCGTCATCCGCCGATTGTCCGTCTCTGTCGCCGGCCAGAATTCGCCGCGCTGGTATTTTCCGCACAGCTTCAAAATGTCGTCGGCGTTCGCCGCGTCGCCCAGCATGAGCCACGGCTCGCCGAGGGTTTCGCGCACAAAGGATTTGAGCGCCTCGATGTTGCCGTTGTCGGCTTGTTCCTTGGCGGCGATGAACTCGCAAACGATGTCATCCCACTTTACCCAAAGCGAATAGATCGCATTCCACGCGAAGGACTCCGTGCCGGGTTCGGGCGTCGGGTTGCGGTCAAATCGTTGGAGCGTTTGAAGCAGCTTGAACTGCTCAACCTGCCGGATTTCAGCCGCGCAGCCCTCGCATTGGTAGCGCACCGTCTTGCGAAGCTCCGTCCAATTCCACTTGCCCGCCGGGCGCGTCACGTCGTTGGTGTCCCAAATGAATCCGCCCTGCTCGCGCGCCTCGGGAAATAGCACGGACTTTTCCCGCCCGAATCTGAACGGCTGCCGGTGCCCGCACGATGGGCAGGCGAAGTGGAAAAAGGTTTGCGTGCCGCGCTCCCACTGCGCGTGCATTTCCTCGCCCGCGTCCTTTGGCGTGGAGATGATTACTGTCTTCGATTGCCGATAACTACGAACGCGCTTTTGCACTTTGCCGAGCGCGTCAGGTGGCCAATCGCTTGCCTCGTCACAAACCAGCCACCGAACCGGCGTGGACTTGAGCTTTGACGGCGAGTTTGCCCCACGAAAGTAGAGCGGCATCGTGGAGAACTGAATGAGGTTAAGCGTCTTCTCGGCGCGCACCGTGGGCATCCGCTTGGCCACGTCGGGAATGTTTTCGAGCAGAGGCAACAGCCGGGCTTTGGTGAATTCGTCGCAAGCCTCCTCCGAAGCCGCCACCCAGAACATCGGGCCGGGCGCTTCGCAGATCGCCCAAGCGCAGAACACCATGAGCGTTTGCGTCTTGCCGGCCTGCGCTGACACCATGAGCACGGCCTTTTTTGTCGTCTTGCTTTGGAGCGCACCGAACACCCAGCGGACCATCGGCGCAACGTCGGTTCGGTAGGGGCCTTCGATTTGACTCAACCCGGTAAGGTCAACGCGCTGCTCTGCCCACTCATGTAGCGGCTGGTCGCTGGGTGGCGTCAGCCAAGATTCGATCAACTCTCGAAGCCGAGCCGTTGCAGCGTCTTTTTTTTTTCGTCCTCGGGAACGTGCGGCAGCTTGGCGACTTCCCGCAGCGCAGAACGAAGCCCGCCGTTCACGCGGTCGGCGATAAACTCCGCCGGCTGATTGTGGCACACGTTGGCCACGCCGTCGCCAAAGTTGCAGAACCGCGACACCAGTGCCGTTAGGATCGAACTGTTCGCCTCGCTTACGTCGTCAACGGTCAACAGTTTGCCCTCTTGAATGTCGGCTGCCATTTCGGCAAGACGGGCTTTGGCGTCCTTTTCCCTCGCCCTCGCTGACTCAAAGTCGCTCCCCTTGTTGCCCACCTGTCCGCGCAGATATTCCGCATACGCCCGAACCGACTCGGCCATGAGCCAATGACTTGTCCGCGTGCCTCTTTTCAGAATGCCCTTGTCGCCCAGCCTCGCAACCTGACGCGCCGAAATGCCCAGCATCGCGGACAGGTCCGACGTCTGGATTTCCTGCGCTTTTACCGGCTTGGGCTTGGATTCGCTCATGTTGTTAGGGCCACATTTGGGGGTTCGCAACCCACCGAGGAAACCGAAGGATCAAAAAGATTCCTTGCCGGGGGTGGGGTCGGGGTTGCCATCGTTCGCTGTAACGCCCTCGCCCGCCTCGCTGCCGCCGCAATGGAAGAGGCAGCCATCATAAGCCTGCGACGCTCTTGCGGCGGAACCTTTGCCCATCTGGAGCGCGCGGCTACGCTCTGCTGCGGGGGCGGCAGTGCGGCACCACAGGCTGGACAGACGTGTTCGCGGCGGCGATTCACGGCGCACCGATAACACCGTGCGCGCTAGGTGGCAAGGAATACTAATGCATGGCCTTAGAAACGAACAAAACAAGCGGGGTGAAAATAATGCTTGCGTTTAACTAGGTAAAAGGAACCCTGTAAATTCTAACCAAATGCCAAGAGCAATCATTAAAATCAAAGACAAATACTTCGAGTGGTCAACGGTGGTTGACGCACCCGTGACCAACGGGATGACTGAAGCAGAGCTGCTCGAATATGTGAAAGAGCGCCACGGCTCCGAGGGGCTTCGCCAACTACCCGAGCGCCTGGCTCGTGTCAGGGCCAACGGAACATCATTCCACGCATATGGAAATCTCGACGAACTTCTCAAACTGAATCGGGCGGGCGATGGCGAGACGTGTCTGACCAAAGACGAAATATACGCTAAATACGCCAAACCTCCGAGCAACACCAACTAGCGAGGCCCATATGAGGACACCGCGCCCATCGCTCGGTCACAAAACCGGCCCAAAAAAGATGCAAACAGGTGTTGACAGTTCCGGCGGATGGTGTAGATTCCTCTCGTTGACCGGATGACCCGGTCAGCACCGGCCGAGCTGACGCCGGGGGCATAAAGCCCGAGCAGCACGAAACAAAATGAAGACCGTGACCCTCCAATTCATCCCTCACTCCGGCCAAAGCCTCGAATACGCTGGCGGCGTCCGGGTCAACGTAGCCGATGGCCAGCCAATGGTCCGAGTCGCTAAACATCGCGGATACAAAAAAACCGTGACGGTGTTCGTTCAGGCGCTGAAAAACCTCTCCATGGTTACGGCCGATGGCAAAATCGTGTGGTTGGCATGAGCTGGCAACGCGCCCAGGAACTCGCCGCTGACCGCCTGCCGATTTTGCTTCGGCAGGCGGTTTCCATGCGCGAACAGTTTGGCGAGACACGGGCAGTGACCCTGATCGTGTATCCTGATGTGACCAGCTATCGGCTGGCGCACCCGGATTCCCCGTGGCCGCTGAATCTACACACCATGGTTCAACGCGCTCTTCAGCGCGCGATGAGAAAGCACGGCTATCAGGTGACGCTGAAGCTGGCCGAGCCGAAAGGCAACTGATGACCCGACAGTCTAAATCCATCGCGCGCATCCGCGCGCAGCGCCGAGCCTTCGGCCAGTGCGTCGAGTGCGGGGAGCCATCGGCCAAATTCCGCTGCATCGGCTGCCGCCCTGCCGCGTCGAAAATTCAAGTCTCCGCCGCACGCCGAGCCGCCGCGCGTGCCAGATGGGCTTAATGACGGGGCGGATTGTCATTCATCGCGCCCGATTTGTCTTTTTGCAGAAAATAATTTTGCGACGATTTGATACGTTAACGCCTAAACACTCGCTGCGTTTTTGGCTGGCCCTGTGCTCTCCATCAAAAATAATTGTTGCGCGGTAATACCACGGTGTATTACCTTTGGCGCGTCAATGAAACCGCAACCGCAACCCAGCCCGATAACATTCCGCCCCCCCGAGGACGTTCGGCTTGCTTTAGACAAGCGCCGCAAGGCTGGCCAAAATGTGAGCGCGTTAATTGTTCTGTCGCTTCGCAAATTCCTTAGAATCAAATAACCAACCAACTTTATGCACCCAGCCACCGCTTTTTTTATCGGGTCCGGTTTTACCTTGCTTTTCCTGCTCACTTGGTATCTCGCGCAGCGCGATGCCGACCGCGAGGCGGGGGTCAATCGCGGAATGTTGAGCCGGCGCGACGTGTTACAGCAACGCGGGAATCCTGTTTGCCCAGCGTGCGGTTGTGTTTGCGACAAGGACGCGGGCGTCAAGCTGGGAAACAAGGACGAGGAATAGCGCCATGAAACCAGAGACAAATCCGGTCCACATTATCAGCCTCGGTGCGGGGGTGCAGTCTTCGACGATGGCCCTGATGGCCGCGCACGGGCTAATTACACCGCACCCGGTTGCCGCCATCTTCGCCGACACACAAGCCGAACCTCCTTCCGTTTATCGTTGGCTTGATTGGCTTGAGAAGCAGTTGCCGTTTCCAGTGCATCGCGTGACGGCAGGTAGCCTGACGGAGCGCATCACGACGACGCGAAAGAATCGGAAGACTGGAGAGCTTTACTATTCCAACATGATTCCAGCCTTTACGCTGAACCCTAACGGCACCAAAGGAATCGTTGGCCGAAGTTGCACGAGCAACTTCAAAATCGTCCCAATAATGAGGATGGCGCGGCAGCTTGGCGGAATCAAACGAGGCCAGAAAACCGTTGGTGTTATTCAGTGGATTGGCATTTCGCTGGACGAGGTTTCGCGCATGAAAGACAGCCGCGACGCTTGGGCAGAGAGCCGCTGGCCGCTGATTGAAATGCGGATGAACAGGCACGACTGCCTTCGCTGGATGAAGGCCAACGGCTATCCACCCCCCCCCCCGTTCAGCTTGCTCCTATTGCCCGTTCCATTCAGATGCAGAATGGAGGAGGTTGAAGACGGAGGAACCGGAGGAATTTGCGAAGGCCATAGA